TGACTGTCTGGCTGATTAAAAACAAACCATCCATCCAGAAAACCGCAACCAATAGCGCCATAAAAGTTAGTTGTCAGCGTCGTTAAAACATGCGTGACACTATTATAAATATAGCCATAAGCGCCCGCAGCGATAAACATATTCGTGCCGTTGTCGGTCATTGTAACTTGACCGCCGCCGCCTATCGCGCCGCGATTGGTTATGTTCCAATCAGTGTCTATTTCGTAAAGCGTCGTGCCAGAGACGGCAAAAGCCTTACCGTTGAATGTCCATAGCCCGCGAACCGGCCCTTGGCCTAACGTCTGAAGAAACCGCAATCCAGGCGCTCGTTGAAGCCAAGCGGCCTCTTTGCCGCCTTCAGGAACAACCTCTGGGAAGAGATTGACCATGCGGCTGTCTGCCGCGTTCGGGCTTCTGGTTACATACGAGCTGCCTAAGATCGGCGTCTTCATCAGTAGTTGCCCGCGTAGATGTTATAGCGCTGACGTGTGCCGACGATGCTGTAAGGCAGAGCCATGATGTCGTCAGGATTATTAATGCGCTTCAGATCGCGCTTGCTATACATAGCGATGCGACTAACCGTCGGCGATGGCTCGATACCAAACTCAGGGGCCAACTCGCAGGCCAGATTGTAACGGAAAGCGCGCAGGTATCCTGGCGGGAAAAGGATCGCCGTTGCTAATGTTGCAGGTTGACTTAACCGATCTACCGAAATGAAATGCCATTCTAACAGTCTTAAAGGCACTGGATAGATGACCATTTCGATATTTGGGTAAGACATATTTATCCACATAACCTGTGGATAAGTTGACGTTACCGTCTTAACGGCAATGCCATCATATTGTTGTTGATTGATAAACTTAATTCCATAAGACACGTTGGTCTGTGGATCACGGAAGTAGGTTGAGTCATCTAATAGGACAGGGCGCTCGCCAACCACGTCGCCGGTCGGGCCATAAGTGCGGGATATTTCACCCGCAGGCCATAGATAAACATCGTCTTTAGTCGAGAACACTGACAAGCGTTCAGTGTCCCAACTATCAATCATTTGCCGAAGGGCCATAAGAGAATCGTTTGCAGTTTCTGCGGATGGCGTTTCACCTTCAGCTAAAACGCCAAGCAATCTTAACGCCCCGCATATTTGGTCATAACAACTATAAACGGTCATGCTCGGTTTTCCTGGCGTAGTAATCGGGTCGCTTTAATAGATGCCACTCGTTTAGCCACTATTTCAGGCGATTGTTTCCGCCCTCTCTTAGCCGCTGACATTTTAGCACGAGTTTCAGAGTTTGGCGTAATACCAAAATGTGATCTACTAATTTTAACCCGTGTTTCTTCGGTAACAACATGACCTTTTAATTTAGCCGAACGTATTGCTATAGTTTCGGCAGATTGTTTACGCCCTATTTGCGCGAGGCGCATACGTTCTCTTGAGATTTCAGTATGTTTAAACCCCAAACAAGAATAGGCAGTCGGCGAAGAGTTATATATAGGCTTAAAAAAATCTATCCAAAATTGTTCACGTTCAATTAATTGATTTTTATTAGCTACATATTCTACCATTTGCCATTCAAAAGCGTCATGCCCATACTTATCATATGCGGCCTGTAATTTAGGGCTGTGATGCTTTTTGTTATTAAGCATATGTCTATGTGCGCGCCAACGTCGTGCCACTGATACAGCGGAACCAATATACATTTTATCCGTTAGGACGTTGTATATCGCGTATATCCCTACTGTCATTTTCTGCCCTTGGTCTACGACGCGAAGCTATAGCATTTTTAGGTTCGGTTGTCGCCTCATCTGGGTCGAACCTTATCCAGCCGTTCTCTATGTCGGCTTCGGCCTCTAGGTCGAGACACGCCACTTTAACCCCATGTTCGGGGTGTTTCAAATAAATAACAGCCATTGGTTACTTTCTAAAGAAATACAGCGGCCCGTAGGCCGCTATATATTAAGATACCGAAAATTCCAGATTATAAACAGGGAATGTAACGGTGTTAGCAAGCGTTCCAGAAACCGTAGCGCGGATACGCAGACGATCACCATCAGCAACAACCAGATTGGCTGCGGTGCCGTTAAGCGTCAATGTGCGTTTGCCATTAGCAACAATCGCTGACCCGCCCGTTGCTTTGGTCGTGTTAGCGTCAGTAGCCGCCAACATAGCCGCTGAACCAGCGCCAGCCTGACCAAGATTGGTAATGCTGAACGTGATGTAGTTCGTGTCACTAGTAGCCAGAGCGTCTACACCAGAAAAGAGCGCCGTAGTAAGAACACCCGCATTAGCCACGACGACAAAAACATCATTGGTTCCGCCGGTGGTCGTAGCAATCGTCGCGCCTTGCTGACACTCAGAATATCCAGCGTAGATGTTAGAGAGAACTTTGGTTGTAGAGTCCAGCGTCGCTCCAGTGATCGTTGCGCCCGTGATGGTTGTGCCAGCTACGAGTTCAGGATCAGAAAAGGCAACACCAACTGGTTTGGTATTAGCCATAGAAATGTCCTCAAAAAAGAGAAAACTGGCCCCCGAAAGGGCCAGTTAAATTATGCGAGTTGATACAACGACCAAGTGCCAGTGCCGGTCTTACGAGCGCGGTAGCGCTGCGTCGTGCCAGCCGTAGCAGCAATCGTCATCAGACCCTGACTACCAGCGGAGCCGATTGACCAGCCCGTGTTGGTTGTCACAGTAATAACGCCTGACGATGAGCCATTAGCATTGATGATCGTAAAGTCAAATGCAGCACCCGTTTTCACGAGCGAAGGCAATCCAGCTTCAAGATTAGCAACGGTAGGTAGCGTATAAGCCGCTGCCGCCGTGCCTGGGCTACCGATGATAATGCCCGCAATGACCTGTGCAGCCGTAAGCGTAGCATCGCCCGCAGCCACCGTAGCCGGAGCATTGGTGTTAAAGAAGTTAACTTCGCCGAGATTGCCCGCGCCGAGCTGATAGCCACCCTCGCCATTTGGAATAGCAGTGTAAGGGCCAAACGTCTCAAGCGGATAAGCCGCATTAGAGGTAGTTGTCATGGGTTTAAACTCCAAGAAAGAAGGAAAAAGACGGGCCCGAAGGCCCATCTAATTAGCCCCAAAGGCGAACGGCCATCTGCGGACGAATCACGCTGTAGCCATAGAGCACGTCAATACGGCAAGGCAGACGGTCGTTGTTGATGTCATACTGACGAACAACGCGGAGCGAAATGCCATTGTGAACTTGACGGCTTGCCATATCGACACCCTGCGGAAGCAAGAGATCGGCGGTAGCAAAGCTGATCGCGTCACGGTGATAGATCAAGTTCTGTGGATACTGCGTAGAAGCAGCGCCGAGGAACGTGACAGCCGCGCCGGAAACCGGCAGAGCGTCAACCGTAGCGAGAGCCTGAGAAGCCGAATACATCGCAGGAACAGTGACCGTAGCGGTCGTTGACGCCGTAACGTCAGCAAGAGCCACGAACTGATAGAGCGAGCCGGTTGATTCACGGGTCTGTGGGTTAACAGCGTAGACGCTACCGATGGTGAACACGTCGCCAGCTTTGATCGTCGTTGAGCCGAGGCCCGTCAGAACGATGCTGGTTGAGCCTTCAGCGGTAACGGTCGTGCTAACCGTAACGGTGCCAGCGCGCGAGCCAGTCGTGAACTGTTTGATTGACTGAGACATATTCAGCTCGTCATAGCCGAGGATGCCTTCACCAAACATGCCGTTCTTGAACTGCTTCGAGATAGCAGACACAGGGTTGAACAGACCTTTCATGCCTTCGATCAAAGCAGCGTTAGCGGCTGGGTTGACGGTAGCATAACGAGGCTGCATGACCGCAGCGTTCTCGTTGAGCTTCTGTTGAGCCTGCAACAAGACGAGCGACGTAGCAGGCGTGGTGCCTGGGGTGCCGACCGAGTTGCCGATGTATTTGAAGCTGTTTGCAACGTCTGCGTCGATAGAAGACGCGAGCTGCGAAATACGAGGCTTCAGAACACGTTCAGCGAAATCGTCCAACTGCATGGTCAGTTCGGCAGTCGTGAAGTTCACGCCGATGTGCTTCTGGCTGGAAACAGTGAGCGTGGTGTATTGCTCGTTGTCGTCCTGAACCTGAAGGGCAGCGCCGTCCGTAACCAATGCGCGGTCAGGAAGACGGATGCGGAGAGTCGAGCCGATCTTAGCGCCTTCTACAGCGAAAGAGTCGTCATATTGACGGTTTACAGTGCGGGTGAGCACAAGGGAGTTCTCGAGGATCTCGAGCGCCTTCCTTGTGATCATGTCAATTGTTAAAATTGAGTTTGACATAACCTAATTACCTACGGTTTTGCGCTTCCCACTTCTTGATCTGTCGCAACCGTTCGGCTTCAATCCATTCTGACGTTGACATCGACTTT